CGCACCCTTACCAGTTGTGGTCTTAGGTATGTTCCCCCTGCTGGTAGCCATTAGCTACTCTTTTTCTTTTTCTTCTTAACCGGTTTCTTTGCAGTTTTAGCAGATGCTTTTAAAGCTTTGTCAGTAACAGAACCTTTACCTGGCTTACTAGTACCTCTTTTTTTAGCTCGGTTCATATAATAATATAAACCTTTTTTAACTGTTCTACCGTCTTTAGTGACGTGGGTATCTTTAGCCATTACTAAACCTTTCCGCCGCGCTTCATGCGTTTCTTCATCATGCCGCCGCCCATAGCTTTAACGCGTTTTTTCATAGCGCCGCCGCCCATAGCTTTAACTCTTTTTTTAATATTCTTTTTTTTCTTTTTAGAACGTTTTTTCATTCCAGCCATAACAGCTCCTCCTTTTTTCTTTTTTATAACACCTTTACCAATTAAGATGTCTTTTTGTGTTACTCTCCCATCACCAGATAGATCAGGAAATTTTTTATTTGTCATGTCGATATCTCCTATACGATTGACGTTTTAAAACTGTGCCCTCGTAGTAATCACTAGGCCACGACGAATAATATCCTTTTTTGTTCATCATGTCACTAGCCTTTTCTAATTTATCAAAATTTTGTATCAGCACCATCAAGAACTCATTGTCTGGTTCCCAATCACCGGTGTCTAAAAACTCTACAGGCTCGTCTTCGTCGTCATCGTAGGGGTGTGATGCCATCAGGTATATATCTTGAGGCACAAATACTACATTGTAGGCATGTATTGTAGCATTCAGCTCATCAACTGTAATTTCTATGTCGCTGCAACCTATAATAACTATATCTGTATCAGGATCTTTTATAAGTTCTGTACCTTTTACTATATTATCTACTAGTTTAGTGTGGTCTGTTACTTCCAGAACTTTTAGTGCCTTGGTTTCTCTAGCTTTCTTTGCATACGGGCATACAGGAACGTTGCCTAAGGATTCATTTGGCTGTTCTATATAATTTTTAGACCAATCAAGTATGTCTTCAGTTATCGATTTCATTTAAATGTTTTTTAAGCATGTCTAACAACCAAGGGTTGTCTCTGTACACGCCCATCATCGCATTAGATATGGTATTTACAGCCAGTTCTTCAGCATCGTCTTCTTTTAGTGGGCCGTTAGCTTGGTTAAGAGAAAAAACATAGACCACTGCATGTAATATTTCATGCCAAGTAGTGTTGCAACGCTCTTGTCCACACAGTTTGTCTTGAATATAGATAACACCTTCTCTGGCCCGGTACTCACCGTAGCTGTCTGTCATGTCATCTAATACAAAACTAGGATTTACGTATTTAATCTTTATAGTCCTATAACCAACCTTAACTTCAGTAGGTCTGCCGTTTGCTGGTACTTCGTGTGCTTCTGTTATTGTCTGCTTCTTTCTAATCATTCTATTCTCCTATATAGTAGAGATTTGACCCCCTAGTGTCAGGAATTTGACACAACTACCCCTATCGCGCCGGTTAGAACGTAAAACTGCCAAAAATTGATTTACTCTACCGCCTCTACCGTTGCAAAAACACCCTGTGGTAGACTGTTTCCTTAATAATATCATACATTTACCTCAATTACCACCACTACCGCCTGTTCTGCAAGTTCGTACAAAATAAACATCGTTGGGTCTAATCTCCACTATAGCACAGCCTCGGTAAGTGTTGCATAAATGTCACACTTCCTCTGCATATCTATTCTCACAAAAGAAATTAAAGCTTTTTAGATCGTCACCATACTCAATAACGTGCGGTGTCAACAGTTCTATTTTGTTCTCATGTATATACTTGTGGCATTCCCAAGTGTCCTTAAACGTTTTTTCTAGGTATACCCGGTGTCCGTTGTCCGCGGTGCTATGAAACATAAGCACGACTGTAATTACAAAATACATTATCCGTTCTCCTTATAAAATTGGTCGAGGCGACGTAGGAAGTCATGTTTAGCTTGCCTGTACTCCTCGCCTTCTATCGTAAACTCCTGATAGTAAAGGTCCTTTGAGCACATCAAAATCACCCCTTTCTCAATTGTTGTACCGTAAACTGCATCATGAGCCATACCATACGCCGCCATCTGCAGAAAATAATCGCCAATCCATTCTCGCTGTTTTGGTTTATTTGTCTGCTTGAAGTCAATGATAGCCATAGATCCGTCGTGTTGTCCAACTAAATCGACTGACCCTGCGTATAACCCTGGATAATAAAGCGTAGCCTCGTTTCCATATATCTCTGTAAGTCTGTTATCAATCCCGCGGTCCACGATCTTTTCTGCCATATGCTTGGCTTGATTACCAACGTCCGTCAAATCCAGGTACCCTTCGCCTAGACAATACTTCTCCAGGTACAAATGCATAGACGTACCGCGCGCCGCGGCTTCTTGTGTAATGCGTCTAGCCTCTTCGTGACCTACTTTGTCTCGCCATCGTTGAAGAGAATCTGCTTTATCTTTTGGCTGAGTTTGGCCAAGAACCGTCGTGACCGATGGTAGGCGCTGTCCGTGAATATCATCTGTAAGAGAATAGTGTCTAAGACCTTTAATGCTAGCTCTTGTAGAAGTAGGATAGTCATACTTTTTTACGAGCTTCATACCAGATGAGCATTCTTAAAGTATATAATCCCCTCGTCAAAATCAAAATCGTGGGGGTTACCTAATAAATCTTCAGGCGACATTACCCCCATACGCGCCCAATTTGTGTGTCCGTACTTTTCTTTACACCACTTATCTACGATGTGTGCTGGTGTATCAGCTTCTACAACTTTCATGTCTACCTCGTACGGTGCTCCCGTATCTTCTGGTATCCACTCTATTTCAATTTCGTCAAACATTGCTCTAGCTCTTTCTCGTTATCACGTTCCATTTGTTTAATTTTATCTTCTTTATGCTGTTTTAAATTGAATACTCGTTCAGTGTGTTCCTTAATGTATTCAACATCAGCATCTGTAAAAAACTTGTTTATGTTGCGCTTCTTGCGCGCTTTGGCAAGTGTACGACTCATTCTTTCATTGCATACGGATCCGTAGACAATTCTCGCTGTCTTTTCTCCGGCTGCTTGCCCATAATAATTTCTTCCATGTTCTTGTGCAGGTAGTTTGCCATCTGACCGATCACATTATCCTGTGATAGTGTGTCGACTAATTCTTTCAATGACTCACCGTGTTGCAGACACCTAGATATAAGTTTGCCGCTTGCACGTAGTTCTCTATCTAAATAAGAATCTGTTGGCTTTAGTTTAATCCAAAAAGCCATAGGCGTGAGCCCTGTTTTGTTTGCTGTATAATCTAGAATGCCGACAACCCGTCTACCATCGATTGGTAAAGCGAAAGTTGCACTCATCATCCTGTTAGGGATTTCTTTTCTCACCGTTTTGTTTTCCTTAATCAAAGTCATTCTTGTGTTCCTCGATAAATTGATGCAGATCTATATTTGTCTCCTTCACCTGTACTATCTCGTGCCACATTGTTTCAATCGTATTCTCTAGTTTAATGATATATCTACAATTTACAATAATAACTATTATACAAATAAAAATAGTAAATCCCAATATACAAAAGCTAATGTACCCTTCTAGCGTTTTCAACCATTCTTTCATAAGCCTTCTCCACCCTTCTATCTAGTAGTTGTTCTAGTTTGCGTTCCCAAACTTTTTTAAACTCTGGATTACAACGCGTAATCACCCATTCTATATTAGATATTCTTTTTTGCATTAACATTCCTACCATCCATACTCCTGTTCCGGATCCATTATTGGCCCTTTTCTGGCAAGGTTTCCCCTGACCATTTTACTATTGACTCACGACCACCCTCAACGTTCTTGCGCGTCTGCTCTATCGGCAGCATTACATAGCCATTGTGAGTCGTCACTTTACCGCCCATATGTATAAATTCTTCTTCACACATAGGACAATCTACATCCTCTTTTTGGACAACAATATAGCCGTTGCCATTACAGCGCGGGCATATTGTCTCAACGAGTTTTACCATTTTTCTTTTTTAATTCTTTCTCTAACATAAAGTCTATGACTTTCTGTATACTAACAGGAACCTCAAAACGGTTTTCTGCTAATGTTTTCAGTTGGTTGTGTGTAGTCACAGAGACTGACACTGATTTAAAACTGCTTGTATCTGGCATGTTTCTTTCTCCTTGTTGTATTATTCTATGGGATTATATAGTGTAAATATAATATTTGACAAGACTTTATTTTAATTTATTTTAGTAACTATCTTCTCACCTTCATATGTCGGGTGTTTTTTGGCATCCGACATTCTACACATACAAAACCTTAACATCTAAATTCTTTGCTGACTTGTTTTTGACCCTGTTTATCAACCTCATCTTACCCTTCATCATACGATAACTTTTCATCTTGACATCATACAAATCCACGGTCCCCGTCGCACTGTTCACGACAACCAGGTCCGCTGGACCCTTACCACCTAAATCATAATAGACGTGCGTATTTGGCTTTGCTAGAAAGTCTATAGCCGCTAACAGCTCGGCACGAATACCTTTTTGTTGTTTACTTGTTTCCATGATAGACAATTACAACCGCTGTACAGTTAGGACATGATAAGTTTGTCATGATCATATGTTGCTCTTCATCGTTGTCTTCCCATTCTGTGTCGTGGTCACCGCCCCATATTAATTCGTGATCGCAGCTCCAACACTTCATACAACTATCCTGTATGTATCGTCGAGTTTTTTAAATACAACCTTACCATTTACTTTTTGTTCAAACTTGTGATGGCATGTTAGACACTCGTAAATGCGTCGTTCGCCTTTTGGTATACGAATAAACGGTACGTAGTTATCACAATTATCACAAATGCCCAGCGTTATCTCTGCTGGTGATTCTTCAGTGTATGTCACCCCAACAACTCCCTTCTTCATAATCTACTTTGTTTGGAACTTGCAGTTCCACAGCTTCTTCCATAATTCTAATGATCTTATCTGCATCCTCAAGTGATGCAATGGATATGTCAAGTTCGTCATGAATTTGTACATGGGGTATAACTCCTTCTCGGTATAAGGCCAACATAGCCATTTTTGTCATGTCAGCCGCTGATCCTTGTATTAGTTTGTTTAATGCTTTGTATGTGAATGCTCTCTTAATCCCCGGTCCGTGCTCCCTTAACGCATCAGCGTGGGGCAATGGTTTCTTGATACCGAACCCGTGTGGTTCCCATAGATCAAAATGACATAGGCGACCACCGATCGTGCGTATCTTACCGCTGTCATCTGCGCGTCTTGCGACCGCATCTGACAACATACGTACAAACGGTGCTTTCTGATTATAGGTCTTGATTAGTTTCTCAGCAGCTTCTTTGAGAAGTCCTAACTCAGCCATCAGCTTGTTCTTACCCATGCCATACATTAATCCTAAGTTAATAGTTTTTGCTTGTTTACGTTCGATGCCGGCCATGTCCGCGATCATCTGATGGAAGTCAGCGTCGCCTGAATTGTAGCCGTCAACAATAGTTTGTGTTCCTTCTAGCTTTAACAGAGATGCAAAGTGCACAACGATACGTGGTTCTTGCTGACTGTAGTCAAAGCAACCCCACTTGTGTCCCTCTTCTGGTATAAATAGTGACCGAATCAACGGTCCAAGTTCCTTGTGTCGTGCCGGTATTTGCTGCAGGTTCGGATTAGAATAACTAAATCGTCCTGTCACTGTACCGCCGTCATCACTACGAATTTGATTGATATCTGAGTGTATACGTCCTTTGTAGTTATGTTTTAATATCGTATCAATAAACGTAGTGTTGGCTTTGTTAATCTCTCGAGCTTGATTAATTAGTTTTGGCAACTCGTGTGGATGAGTCGCCAGGAAATTTTTTGTAAATGATGGTGCACCTTTTTCTGTGCGATCGTACGGTAGCTTGACTATGTCAAATGCTTTTGCAATAGAAGCTGCGGCCCATATCTCTACATCAAAACCTGCTAGCTTTTTTATATCGCGGTGCATTTCTTTTTCTGCATCAACCAGTTGTGCCTTTGTAGCTTCTGCTTTTGCAACGTCAACACGTACACCTTTAAACTTCATGTCTACCAAACATGGAAACAGATTAGTTTCTAAATTAAATACGTCCCATAAATCTTGTTTAGATATTTCATGCTGTAGTGCATGCCATAACTTTAACGTTACAACTGCATCTTGTTCTGCATACTCACCAACCAATGGCGCCGGCAGTCTCCACATTTCTGACTTGGGATTGATGCCCCATTCTTTTGCTGCCTCTTGTAATATCTTTTCGTTCTTACCCATGCCTACATATTCTTTACCAAGTGCATTCAATGCATAGCCCCATCTGTTTTCATCTATCAATGATGCTGCAATCAACGTGTCAATGATACCACCACGGATCTGATAACCCATAGAACGTATCCAGGATACATCGTACATTGCATTGTGAAATATTTTTGTAGAGTCGGTATGTAAAACTTCTTCAAACCAATCTAATACTAATGCGCGGTCCATGTTCCCACCACCTTCGTGATTGATCGGAAAGTAACCTGACCATCCTTCTACTGCAACTGCAATACCAATAACTTCACCGTCACCACGTACAGAACCAGATCCCATTGTTAATAAATTTGGATCTCTTGTTTCTAAGTCGATTGCAATTTCTTTGCGGTCAGATAAATCTGGTAAGTTTGTCGGTGGAACCCATTCTGTTTCGGGTTTAAACATTGGTACCTGTAATGGTTTAGGCATAGTCTCTCTCTATTATCATTTCTATGTAATGTATCGCCTTCTCTAAATCTTGCTTGCCGCTGCCCTTATGAGGGTGTCTCATAATATACTTTATAGCATTTCCTTCAGCAAATAACAATTTGTTTTTATTGATGAATTCCGCGGGTTGTATCTCGTATCGGTTGTAATGACTACCGCCGATTTGTTTTTTTAACGACTTCATATTCATAGCACGTATGCCCTTTCATAGTTTCTTGGTTCTAGTATATGCAAATTTTCTTTTGCTCTTGTCACTGCTACATAAAATAACCTGTGTAGCTCGTCTGGTTCCCGATCGTTTTGATCAACACTAGACTTAGTAATATCAGGAAGTAATAATACATTGTCCGCTTCACCTCCCTTCGCTCCGTGTATAGTTGACATTGTAATTCGTGGTGTCTGTGAAATCTTTTCTCTGTTTGCTAACATGTTTCGTATGTAGTTCTCTGTGTTTGTATCTATCTTTGTAAATGCTTCG